GGCCAGGCGGCCAGCACCGAGCAACTGACTGCTATCGCTGCGAAAACCAGTGTTACATCGCCCTTATCAGCAGGTGGTGGTGGCGCTGTCACCGGTGAGTTACCCGACCCGAATACCCCTGAAGGCGAACAGTATTTCGAGGATATGAAGTCTGGAAAGTTTGGTTAAGGAGAAATAATGGCTAACAAAAGCGTAATGACAACTACGCAGGCCCCGCATGGCGTAAATATATACCTGCAAAAGCAGGCATTGAAGACGATTGACAAGTTCATCGTCCACGCCAGATGGGGACAAGATGCGACGTTGCCACAAAACGAAGGCGAGACAATGAAGTGGATTCGGTGGGCTGCCCTTACGGCGCAGACTACTCCGTTGATTGAGACGGAAGATCCGAATGCAATTCTGGCTACTCGCTCAGACCTGTCTGTCCAGCTTCAAGAATACGGAGCCTGGATGCAACTGTCGAGTAAGCTCAAGATGACCGGCCTCAAAGGAACGCAGGCCCAACTGACGGAGCGGCTCGCCAAACAACTTCAACTGACAATCGACACTTTATGCCGAGATGTCATAGCGGGCGGGGCGTCTACCACGACTGCCTCCAATAGTTCCGGTGTCGGGACGTTACCGAATAAAACCGACATCGACTCTATCACCAAGACTCTCTACAGTGCGGGCGCCGAGCCCATCACTGGGATAGTCAGTGCGAGTACCGGACAGGGTACGAGTCCACAACTGCCTGCGTACATTGGCATTGCTCACACCGATGCCATGATAAGGCTTCAAAACGTCAGCGGGTTCTTGTCGATAAAGAACTACGCCAACACCACACCCTATCCGCAAGAGTGGGGTCAAACTGGTATGGTCAGATGGCTATTGACGAACAATGGCTACATAGCATCCAACGGAACAACTTATTATGCCACGATTCTTGGCCAGGGTGCTTTTGGCAATATCAAACTTCGTGCCGGCGATTCGCCCTTGATTCAAACGCCGGGTACTTCACCTTTGGGCAGGTGGTCAACCGTGGGTTGGAGTGTATGGTATGCAGCTAAAGTTCTTAACGAACTCCTGATGCACCAACTCATCCACACCGTGTAGCACTTTTTCAAAGGAGAAAATAATGAGTAGAATAATTACAGGACATTTTGAGCCGGACGGTGCGATTATCTACGTTCCGGTGGGATTCATCCCCGACTTCCTCTGGGCTATGGATTACGGGAATGCCGCTCCAACGAAGTATGTTTGGTTTGGTAGTGAAGAGGAAGATGTCGAGACTACGGACGGCGTCACAGAAGACGGCGACGGCACAAATTCCAAGCTCACCGCTGCGGCTGGTTTCACCGGTTACGATACCGGACTCCAGGCGCCTTACGGTGTTGTTGGTGATGCTGCCGTGATACTCGATTGGGCGGCAAGCGATGCTTATGTACAAAGGAGCGCCGGCGTACATGGTTCGTATGTCAGAGCCACGGTCGATGGCGTAGACGCTAACGGTAGCGCAGTTGACAGGTCACAAATCTTCGAGTGCGTTACTACCGGAACGTCCGATTCAACTGAGCCTGTTTGGCCATCGGCTATCGGTGAACAAGGCCCTTCGGATAACGGCGTTATCTGGGAAAAGGTCACGAATGTAGCTACTACTGTTGGCGGTTACAAAGGCTTTGCCGTTGCCGGTGCCCTGATGACGGATGGCGAGGAGTGGTACTACATGGCCATTCGCGCCGATGACACACTGGATCACACCGACGTAGTCAATTGGGCCGGTGGCGTAAAGGGAATGTAAACTTTAGAAAGGAAAGCCATGAGCGTTAGTGAAATGGACGACAAGCAGTTGCGGGAAGAGGCGAAGAGGCTTGAAGTGAAATGCCCGCCGAGAATAGGTGAAGAAGCCAGGAAGAAAGTCGAGGAAGACATAAAGGTGGCTCAGTACAAGAAGGAGCTTGAGTTAAAAGATAGGGCGAAGGCAGAGCGTAAGAAGGATGTCGAGCGCCTGCTTTCTCTCGATCCGGCAACGAAGGCTAAACCTTCGCCTGAGACTATCGCTATTTCCAACTCGAAAAAGGTCTACGCTGTCTATTACAATCAGACTGTTGATGAGAGAACGGATATTGAATTCAATAAGGGATGCACGCATACGTTCCATCTCTATGATGAATATATCCACATTCTCCCTCAGTGTTTGATTGACGAAGCGAACGACCCTGAGAGTCCGACTGGCAAGACACCGATTCACGGTACGAGAAAAGATTCCACCCCAGGAGTTATTGGCGAGAGGTCGGTAATAATCGGCCACAAGAAGCGGTTCCGATACGAGGTATTGGGTGACGCTCCTCAAGAAGCTAAGTTTGGGGTTGTTCTCGATAAGGCTATTTACAAAAAGCTTAATCACCCCTTCCCGCAAGCAGCGTAATTGCGAAAGGGAATAAAATGAAAGCACGAATTTACGCCTTCGACGAAGTCGATAGGCCAGAGGAAATTGCCTTAGCTTTAACGGACTTGAGGCAGGAAATAGTCAATGAAGTTGGGGCTTTGCGCGAAGAACTGAGTGGATGTGTACGGAGAAAGCCTGAAAAGAGTGAAAGGAAACATAAGGGTTTCGTCATGAAGAACGTACTGCTGTCGATTGCGGTGATTGGGATTGTGCTTGGGTTTGGTATGGTAGTTCAGGCTCAGTACCAAAAAGGTGACATGAGTTATAACGTCGCATCGAATCCTGAATCAATGTCGAGATATCTGGAAGATGTACTGAATTCGGGTTATTTTGAGTTTACCCCGATGACGACACCTACAGGAAACGATATCGTAGAAGGCAAGATGTACTACGACGAAGGCGGTGGCTTTTACTTTTCCGACGACGGTGCTACGTGGACGCAGTTTGCAACCGCAGCTGGAAACAGTTTGGATGGTGCGTACAACGCCGGCAGTCTGGTTATAGTTGATACCGGTGTAGTAGAGCTTCAGGTGGCTAATTCTGCGGGCGTGGCTGCATTACTCATTGATTACGATGACGCAGCTACTAACGCTATGGATGCGATGCAGATTACCAACGCCGGTGACGACGCCGCAGCGGTGAGTATCCAGATTGACGGTACGGCTGGTTACGATATCCAGGGCACGTCTGATACGTGGAACGTTACCATAGCAGGTGTAGCTAATCTCGTAGGGCTTGTAACGACTACAGGTGATGTTACGTTTACCGGGACGCTTTACGATATCATCCACGATGCTTCAGCCGACCAGTTGGAGTTTCAGGACTCTGCTGAGTTGTCGTTTGGTACAGACGATGACATTTCTATCGTGTTCGATAACGCCGGCGACGACTTGAACATTACAGGCGACGAATCTGAAATCGCTATCGGTGCTGACGGTGCTGGACTGGATATGTTCTGGCACTTTGAAACTGCGTCTAACTGGCTAAAGGTGTCTGAACAGAACGACCAACTTGAATTTGAACTCATCGACCTGCATCTTAGTTCTGATTCGCAGATTGAGTTTGAAAACGATGGAGGTACCGTTGATTGGACTATCGACAACGCCACTGATGAGACTCTGTTGATTTATCCGTCCCAGACTACCGACGACCAGAGCGTTAACTTTGGCACTGCGAACAATACCACAGACGTAGCAATCTTTGGCGTATCTGCATCAACTGCGGTATTTACTTCGTTATCCGACGCTTTGGTTTTCAATGCCTATGATATTACGATGAACGATGGGGATTTCATTAACTTTGGTGACTCCAAAGACTTTACCGTAACGTCTGATAGCACGGCAGTATTGAAGATTGCTACTCTCGCAACCGACGAATCCCCAATTATTCACATCGGGGCCAACACATCAGGCTCGGATGTTAAATTCTATCCCGCTACTACTGCGGAGTATATGTTGTGGGATGCTGGTAACGAAGCCCTTGAGTTTGTTGGCGGTCAGATACACCTTGACGATACCTCAATTCTTCAGTTCGGAAGTGGCAAGGACATGACGGTGTATTCAGATACCGCGAATACTCTTGAGTTTGACCCGTCTGCGGCTGGCGATACCATCAAGTTTGGTACAGCCAACACTGATGCGGTTGATATCATCTGGTACTCAGACTCCTCCGGTGATACCGTTACCTTTAACGAAGAGGATATTGGGGTAGAGTTCGAGGATGTCGTTTTACAGATGATGGACGACACCACGCTGAATTTCGGCGACGATGACGACGTTACTCTCATGTACGACGAGACGACCGACGACAACTTCGAGATACTGGCCGCATCGGTTGGTGTGTCAGTTACCACCAATGATTTCCTTGTTACTACTGATGGTGCGGGTGTCGATGCAATAAACTTAGCATCTTCCGCAGGTGGTTTGACGGTTTCTACTGTAGCTGGCGCGACAGGAGACATTATTCTTGGTGCCGGAGACGACCTGCTGGCTAATGTTACTGACGACATGACCCTTACTGTTGGTGGAGATTTAACTTTAGCCGTTACCGGAACATTCAAGATGGGTAACGCGCTAGTTTCCAACAACAGGCTCACAACTGTTGTGGACATTGACAATATAACTCTTACAGAGGCGCAGTCTGGGGCAGTAGTTGTAATGACGCAAACGGGCGCGGCTGGTACAGTAACGCTACCCGCAGCAACCTCAGGCAATATTGGTATGTGGTTTATCATCATTGACGGCAATATAACCGGCGCGAGGGACTTGGTAATTGACCCAGAGGGCACTGGTACTATCAACGGCGATGGTGCAGGTCATTCCATTACGAGCGTAACCGACAGGGACGGCTCAGGTATTATGATTTTCAGTACCGCAGCCGACACTTGGTACACAATGGCGTGTGACTCGTCAACCGTATGGACAGAAGAGTAATTTAGAAAGGGAAAACCATGAAGAAGTCTGTAATAGTTTGTGTAGTCATAGTGTCGCTCGTTGCGGCGCTTGGCTACGTAGTAAACGAATACGTCTTGACGGATAGTAGCGTCAGGGCGACGAAGCAAAGAATTAAACAGTATAGGATTGTTGCAGAGGAGCAGAGCTTGATACGGCAAATCTTGGAAGACAAGATATTAGTCGCCAAGATACAGGCCCAGATTGCTCCGAAGCCGGCGACCCCGGTTCCTGCGGCTCCTGAATAAGCATGGTTTTCCTTCGGCGGGGCAGGGCGTATGCTCTCCCCGCCACAGGAAGCCATAGGAGTATAGATGGCCCCAAGCGTATTTACATGGACGCTGGCTGAGATAGATGCTCGGTGGCGAGAGATTACCGGCCAGAGTTCGACTGACGACATAACGACAGTTAATCTCGCCAAGCGGTTGAATGATTACTATGTGAACTACTGGCCAAGTCAGGCGGACGTTGACGATTTACGTACTATCTACGCAGCCACCACCAAGATGACTGACGATGGCACGGTAGCTCTCGCCCAGACTGACATCAGGCTCATGCCTCCCATTATGAGGGGTACGTTCGAGTTGGAGTTCTACCACGACGAGGAAGAGTTCTTCAGAGATTACCCGGTGAATGAGCAGTGGATAACCCCTCCGACTCTATCCATCGGGACTGATACGGCGAAAGTCTTGAATGCAGCCTTTGACTACGACATTGCCGGTGAGCATTATTCCAAAGCCTCAGTAGAATCGGCGTTATCAGGAGATACCATACCCCAGAATAAGTATGGCGCCTTTGCCCTGACTATAGACACAGATGGCGATATCACAGTTACCGCAGCTATCGGTAATTCCACCGGATATGATACCGTGTCTCTCGCGGTACGCGCGTTGGATCAGTCGGTTGGTACGTCAGCGTTCGTAGGGTATGTCACAGTGATAGAAACCGCTGCGGCGGGGTTTATACCCGGAACTACGTCTTTGGCCACTGGCGGGACTGTGACGGCCACCTACACGGATGGTATGTGGGAGTTCAGGAAGCCCCCGGAGGCGTGTTTGGTTTATCAGGAGAAATTATGGTTAAGGCCGAAACCAGATGACATCTACCGGATAACCGGCCCCAGGAACGTTAGGAGTACGGCGTTGGAATCTGCTACGGCGGTGCCTGATGTCAAGTGGGGTCCAGCAATAGCATTAGGTGATGCCATTTTGTATCTGAGAGAAATCAGTAAGGATAGGACGGTATCCGATGAGCTTACGGACGCCTTCAAGTTTCGTATAGACTCCATTTCAAGTAAGAAACGAGAACAACTAATAAGCGGTGTAGTCAGGAGGAGTGACTAACTAATGAAACGGCGATGGATATTCTTACTCCTTTGTGTGGCTTGGTTGCCCTGGCTTATTGCTGCGTGGGATAACACGAAGCCTGCTGACAATGAGCAATGGAATAACGCAGCGGGGCAGATAAGGGATAATTGGGA